CGCACGACCCGGACGGAGACGAACCGGCCCTCGTCCTCGGCGAGGAACCCGATGATGGCGCGGATCCGGTCCTCGGTGGTGCGGGCGGCCGTGGCGCTCATGTCCTGCTCCCTTGCTCGTTCCCTGCTGACAAATACAATTTACCACATGGGGTAAATCAGGTCAAGAAACGGGCGGGCGATCCGGTTCCCGCGCCGCCTTCCTCGGCCGCCCCCGCCGTCCCTCGCCGGACGGCTCGCCGATCGCCTTCGACACCTGAACGTGACTGACGCCCAGCCGCCGCGCGAGCTCGGCCTTCGACGTCCCGCCGGCGACCGCCTCCCGCATCGCCTGCGCCCTGCCCTCCGACAGCGCCGCGCGGGCGGCCCCGATCAGCGGCACGAGCGCGGCGGCCCTCTCCAGCGGCGGCAGCGCCATCACGCGGTGCAGTTCCGCGTCGAACTCCCCGGGTGTCATCCCCGGCTTCCTGGCCGTCATCGCGGCCTCCTTTCACGGGTTCTCCGGATACGGGAAGGCCCCGGCGCGCGGCCGGGGCTTCTCGGGTGAGCTCTCACGCCTTCCCGCACGAGTGGGGCCGCATCGGGTGGCAGCAGACCACGTCGGCGGTCTCGGTGGCCCGCATGATCTCGGCGTCGGCGAGCGGGAGCCGGAAGGCGCGGAACTGGAAGTGGCTGAAGTAGTAGGCGACCTTGCGGCCGTTGCGGTCGGAGGCGAAGAAGATCGTGAGGCGGCGGTTGTAGCCGGGGGTGGGGGCTGGCTTGGTCGTGGCGGTCATCTTGGTTCCTTCCGGTCTGTTCCCTGCTGACATCTCTTATATTACCCTACAGGGTAAATAAAAGTCAACACGGGACCGGAAACAGAGAGCCCCGCGCCCGAACCGGAGCCAAGTGTCAGCAGGGAACCGGAGCACCCCGGCGCGGGGCTCAGGCGAAGGCTACCCGCCCGCCCGCAATCACCCCCGCGAATCACCGCACCACGGACACCCCGCGAGCCGCGTTCGCACCATCCGCCCCCGTGCGTGATCATGTGGCAATGGGACGCTGGTCGATTTCCTTTCGCTCCTCCGACTTCAACGGCGACGGCCGGCGCTCCCGGCCGAAACAGGGCCGCCACGGCACCCCGGACCTCGCCCCGCAAGCAGGCGGCGAGGGTCAGCACGAGTGCCCCCGAGGCGCACTGTGCGCCTCCTCCACCCGCGACGCCGAGGGAACCTGGCACCCGCTCCTCGTCAACTCGGCGTTCTGCCCCGCCGACGAGTCCGCGATCGCCAACGCGATCCCCGACCTCCCGCGGAGCTGGTTCCTCCTCGCCGCCCGCATCGGCGACCCGGTCCGCTCCGGCCGCGGCGTCCGCCGCCCTCCCGGCTCCCGCGTCCTCCTCAACGCCGAGGCCGACGCCCTCCTCCGCACCTCGTCGGCGATCCTCATGGGATGGGCCGCCCGCGTCCGCGCCGTCCCCGGCCTGCAGCTGTCGGCGAACCGGCACCTCCCCGACAAGCCCGAGGGAGTCCGCGACAACTGCGCGGTCCTCGCCCGCCACGTCACGCAGCTCCTCGCGCTCCCGCCCGGGCCGGTGATCCGCACCTGGACATGGCTCCCCGGCAAGGAGGCGACCCGGGCGCCCGCCGTCCCGTGCCGCCGCTGCGGCCTCCCGGTCTCCCCGTCGCCGTCGGGGAAGCACTGGTGGCCCGCCGTCTGCGCCCACCCGTCCGCCGTCCCCGCCGCGTACGGGGAGGACAGCGACGGGACGATGACCCCCACCGCCTGGGCGTGCGCCGCCTGCTCCAAGCGCCTCCCCCCGGGCTGGTCCGCCGCACCGCGCTGCGACCACGCCGCCGCGGCGGACCCCGGCGGGTGGCGGACGGGGGCGGTCTCCGCCGACGTCGAGGAGGAGATCGGCGACCTCGAGATCGTCCACGCCGGCGAAGGCTGGGCCACCTGCGTCACCGAGCTGTCAGGGATCGACGCCGGCCTCGACGTCCTCGACCTCGCCGCCAGGTTCCGCAAGCACCTCCAGGAGTCGCCCGCCCGGCCGGAGCCGCTCGAGGGCGTGCCGTGCCGCTCCTGCGAGAAGACCGCCCTCGTCGAGGCCGACCCCCCGCACGACCCCGACGCCGAGAAGGACAAGTCGCGATGCACCGCCTGCGGCGACCGCATGGCACCGGACGAGTACGCGAGCTGGACCGCCCGCTACAAGTCGTACGTCGAGGGGTCTGGGTCGATCACCTGCCGCCTGTGCGAGCTCGGCGACTGCCGCGACTGCCGGTTCGCCGCCTGCGCCTGCGACCGGCCCGGCCACCATGCGCCACGCCGCGCCGGCGCCCAGATTTGACGCCTATCTCATTGCCCGTCACACTAGCTCTCGACAGCATCACCATGCCCCGGGACGCCTCGAGCGCCCTGGGGCATCGCGCTTTCCGGGGGCGGGTGACCGTGCTGCCCTCCCGCGCCGACGGCTTCCTCACGACCCCCGAGTCCGCCCGGCTCCTCGGCGTCAAGCCGTGGCTGATCCGGAAGTGGCGCTCGCGTGGCTGGCTCATGCCGCAGGGCCTTGACGAGCGGGGCAACCCACTGCACACCCCCGAGGCGCTGTGGGCCGCCGACGAGCTCGTCCGGGGACATGGCGTCGAGACGTCCGGGATCGACCCGAGGCGGCTCCGCAACAGATCCCGCGAGCCGGAGACGACAACGCGGGCCGACGCGGGCATCGCCGCATGACCGTCACCGTCGCCCAGACGGACGACCGCCACCGGGCTCTCGTCCCCAACGGGGAGCGTCCCGCGTTCTGCTGCGAGCATGGCCACGCGGATGCGGCGTCGGCGGCGCTCCACGCATGGAAGCTCATCCGGGCGATCGCACGGCGCGAGGCGAAGGCATCGAGGTGACGTGCCCGCTTCGTTCGTAGCCACCCGCGAGATCAGGCTGAGCGAGCTCACCCGCTTCCCGGGCAACGCCCGCCGGGGCAACGTCGCCGAGATCCGCAAGAGCATCAAGCGCCACGGCCAGTACCGCTCCCTCGTCGTCCGCTCCCACGACGGGCGGCTGACCATCCTCGCCGGGAACCACACCCGCGACGCGCTCGAGGCCGAGGGCCACGACACCGCCCGGTGCGAGCTCATCGAGTGCACCGACGACGAAGCCCGCCGCATCAACGCAGCCGATAACCGCCTGGGCGAGCTGCCCGACCCAGAGACCGGCGAACGGTACGACGGCGACGCCCTCGCGGAACTCCTGTCCTCGCTCGACGGCGACTTCGATGGCACCGGGTGGACCGAGGACGACCTCGCCGCCCTCCTCGAGGAAGACGATCCCGGGCCCATGGGGGGGGGCGGTGATCCGGACGACGCGCCGGAACCGCCAGCGGAACCAGTGTCCGCGCTCGGCGACCTGTACGTACTGGGCAAGCACAAGCTGCTAGTCGGCGATTCCACGGACCCGGGCGCGATCGGCCGCCTCATGGACGGCGAGTTGGCCGACATGATCTGGACCGACCCGCCGTACAACGTCGCCGTGACCGGCGGGACGCATGACCCGCGCGACAAGAAGAACCACGGCAAGGGCCCGCGCATCGCGAACGACTCGATGGGCGACAGCGAGTTCCGCGCGTTCCTCATCGCGGCCTTCTCGGCCATGGCCGAGCACCTGAAGCCAGGCGGCGCCGTCTATGCCTGTCACGCCGACACCGAGGGCCTGAACTTCCGGGCCGCTTTCGGTGAGGGCGGCCTGGAACTGCACCAGGTCCTGATCTGGGTCAAGCAGCAGTTCGTCTTCGGCCGGTCGGACTACCACTGGCAGCACGAGCCGATCTTGTACGGCTGGAAGCCCGGCGCAGCCCACGCCTTCCACGGCGAGCGGAACCAGTCGACCATCTGGCAGGTGGACCGGCCGATGCGCTCAGCCATGGAACACCCGACGCAGAAGCCCCTCGACCTCGTGTCGATCGCGCTGAACAACTCAAGCCGCCGCGGCGAGCTCGTGCTCGACCCGTTCGGCGGATCGGGCTCTACGCTGATGGCCGCGCACGCGGCGGGCCGCCACGCCCGGCTCTGCGAGCTCGATCCGAGGTATGCGGACGTGATTATCCAGCGATGGATGAACGCTACCGGGGAGCAGGCCGTCCGGGAGAATGGCGTCGCATGGGGCGAGTTCGCGTGAGGGGCGAGCCGATGCGGTCCCTGCTCGGCCAGGCTCGCGAACTCGTGCCCCCGCAAAGGCCTCGTCTACGAGCCGTTCGGCGGGTCGGGCACCACGCTGATCGCCGCGCATGAGCTCGGCATGAGGGCGGCGGTCGTGGAACTCGACCCGCGGTACGCCGACGTCATTCTCAGGCGCGCGGAAGCGTTCACGGAGCACACCCCCGAGCGCCTCCTACCTGACGGCGGCACCGTCCCCGTCTCATTCGCGGCGTAGAGTTCCCGTCTTCGCTTGCGGCGTGTCGCGGCCGGTATAGGTGGTAGCACCACCGGTAAGATTGGGACATGACGGCCACCGACGCCGCCGAGGTGATCGGCGACAACCCAATGGCTCTCTACCGCCTCTATGCCGCAGACGACACCCTCCTGTACGTCGGCATCACGCACAGCCTGAGCATCCGGTTCGCGGAGCACGCGAAGGACAAGCCGTGGTGGCCGGAAGTCGCCCGCAAGACCGTCGCCTGGCATGGCAGCCGCCCCGACGCACTGCACGCCGAAGCAGTAGCCATCAGGGACGAGAACCCGGCCCACAACATAGTCCGGCCGCTCCGCGAGCGCGTCCGCCGCATCGACCGCCACAAGAGCAGCCCGAAGGCCATCCGGATGCCCGACGGCCTCGATGCGTGGTACCGGCAGCGCGCCGACGCCGAGGGGCGCACCATGAACGCCCTCCTCGTCGCCGCCCTCGAGGAATACCGGGACCGGCACCCCGACGCCGCCACAGAGCCGCCCGAGACCGCCCCCGCCGCCTGACCCGTTCGCCGAACACATGGACCGTCGAACGTCCGCCCGGAGGTGCCCTGTGCCCCGACGCCGCGACCCCGCGACGATGGAACGGGACCAGCAGGCGTACGACCTTTTCCGACGCGGCCTGTCCTACCGGCAGATCGCCGGGCAGCTCGAGTACTCGTCCCCGTCGACGGCGTTCGCCGCGGTACGCCGGGCGGTGAAGGACAACGCGTCGGATCCGCTCGAGCAGGCCGAGGCGAGGCAGGCGTTCTACGACCGGCTGCAGGACTACCGGCGGGCCGCGCAGCGGGTCCTGTCGACCCGGCACTTCCACGTCAGCCAGGGCGGCAAGATCGTCGCCGGGCCGGACGGGCAGCCGCTCATCGACAATGACCCGAACATGCGGGCGCTGGACCGGCTCCTCAAGATCGACGATATGGAGCTGCGGCTGCGGGACCTGTACCCGGCGGCGAAGTCCCGCGTCGAGGTGATCACCGAGGACGCCCTGGACGCCGAGATGGCGGAGATCGCCAGGAAGATCGCGCTGAACGATGCCCGCGAAGCCCGCCCCGCTGATTCTGGCGCCGCCTGAGAAGGTCGCGCGGCTAGCCGAGCTGCGGGAGCGCCTGCGCGAGCAGGAGGCGGAGCAACTCCGTCATGTGGACGTGTTCGGGCTGCTGGGCTACGAGCCGACCCCGAAGCAGCAGATCTTCCACGATGCGACGGAATTCGACGTCCTGTTCGGCGGGAGCTCGGGCGGCGGCAAGGGCGGTCGCTGTCCGGACCGTACGTCACCGTCGTATGATGCATCAGTGGAGACTAAAGTCCTTACCCCGAAGGGCTTTAAGCTCTTCGGCGACATCCGCCCCGGCGATCAGGTCTGCAATCCGGACGGCACCGTAGCGCACGTCATCAGGGTCACTGACAACGGGCCGAGGCAGTTCTACCGGGTCACCCTCGCCGACGGCTCGAGCGTCGAGGCCGACGAGGACCACCTCTGGGCGATCACCGTCTCCGCCCAGCGACGGCGGCGCAAGAGCGACGTGCCGGTCATCCCGGACGGGCTGCGCCCCGAGGACGAGTGGAACCTCCGCGTCCAGTCCCGGTGCAAGATCGTCAGCACGGTCGAGCTCCGCGAGCTCGTGCTGCGCGGGAGCGATGACAAGGCGCGCGGCGACCACGCGCGGCACGTCCTCCTGCCGCTGACGATGCCCGTGAACCTGACCGGCGCCAAGGGGCGCTGGCCGGTGTTCAGCCCGTACATTCTCGGCGCGCTGATCGGCGACGGCAGCATGGGCGGCCACCGGTCCGTCTCCATCACCGGCATCGACGAGGAGATCTTCGACCGCATCCGGGCCGAGCTCCCCGACGGCCTGGCCCTCGTCGAGCGCGTCAGCGACCGCAGCTGCCCCCAGTACGCCATCACCCGCAAGGGGGCACCGGAAGACGCCGCGGACCCGGGCGCGCTAGGGCCGTTCATCGCCGAGATGAAGCGCCTCCGCGAGGAGCGGAACTGCTCGCAGCGCGACCTCGCCGCCCTGACCGGCATCACCCAGTCGTACATCTGCGCTATCGAGGCAGGCCGCGTATGGCCGGGCTCGCAGGTCGCCGAGCGCATCGACCGGGCGCTCGGCGCCGACGCCCGCCTATTCGGCCTGTACGCGCACCGCGGCGCCGGCGAGTCCGCTCAGACGCTGCTCACCCGCGACGGCCTGTACGGACTGCACTCCTGGGACAAGTTCATCCCCGAGCGCCTCAAGACAGCCCCGGCGGCCGACAGATTCGCTTTCATGCAGGGCCTGATGGACACCGACGGCTACATGGACGACCGGGGCCATGTCGAGCTCGTCACGGTGTCCGAGCGGCTGGCAAAGGACGCACAGGAGATCCTGCGCTCGCTCGGCTACCGGGCCACGCTGACCACCAAGACCCCCACCTACACGCACAACGGCGAGAAGCGCGAAGGGCGCCTCGCCTACCGGCTCTACATCCAGGGCCGCCACCTCGACCGCCTGTTCCACATGACCCGCAAGCGCGAGAGGGTCACGCGGTACAACGGCGGCGACGTCGAGCCCTGGCACCGCGTGGTCTCCGTCGAGCCGACTGCCGTCGACAACAGCAAGTGCATCACGGTCGACAACCTCAACCACCTGTACATCACCGACGACTACATCGTCACGCACAACTCCGTCGCCCTGGTCGCCGAGGCGATCCGGGCGTGCGTCCGCTTCCCCGGCATCCGCGTCGGCGCGTTCCGCCGCAGCTACCCGGAACTGAAAGAGTCGCTCCTCGCCGAGTTGTCGACGACGTTCCGGTTCGCCGGGGCGCTCGGCGCGAAGTGGAACGGCAACGAGTACGAGCTCCGGTTCCCCAACGGGTCCGTCGTCATGTTCCGCTACGCGGAGACCCTGAAGGACGCCACCCGCCGGCAGGGCGGCCAGTTCCAGCTCCTCATCTTCGACGAGCGGACCCTGACCCCGCCGGACGTCATCGCGTTCCTCGAGTCCCGCCTCCGGTCGGGCCGGGCCGACATCCCGGTCCTCGGCATCCGCTCGAGCGCGAACCCGGGCGGCTCCGGCCACGGCCTCGTCAAGGCCAGGTACATCACCGCGACGAACTTCGGCGCCGACGTCGTCACCGACGAGCGCGGCCGGACGGTCCGGTTCATCCCGAGCCGCCTCGCCGACAACCCGCACGTCAACCCCGAGTACGCCGCCGACCTCCTGGCGCTGCCCGAGAAGCTCCGGGCCGCCTTCCTCGACGGGAACTGGGACGTGTTCTCAGGCCAGATGTTCCCCGAGCTGTCCCGCGACCGGCACGTCATCGAGCCCGTGCACCTGCCCGCGTCGTGGACCCGGTACAACGGCATCGACTGGGGCTTCGCCAACCCATTCGCCGTCCTCTGGGCGGCGACCGACGAAGATCAGCGCGTCTGGTTCTACAGGGAGATCCACGCCGCCGGGGTCGGCGAGGCCGAGCAGGCCCGCCGCATCCTCGCCGCCGAGGCGGAAGACGAGCGGATCTCCGCCCGCTACGCCGACGACGCCATGTGGGCCACCCGCGGCGACGCGAAGGCGATCAGCGACGTCTACTCGGAGAACGGCGTCCACCTCACCAGGGCCGCGAAGGGCTCCCGGGTCGTCGGCTGGCAGCGGGTCCGCTCCTACCTCGCCGAGAAGCCCGCCTGCCCCCACCACCGGGCGATGGGCTGGGAAACCTGCCCCGGCCTGCACATGTTCTCGACGCTGTCGAACTTCTACCGGACGCTCGCGGATCTACCCCACGCCGAGAGCGGCGACCCGGAAGACGCCGACACCCACGGCGACGACCATTTGCCCGACGCCGCCCGCTACCTGCTAATTAACCTCGGCGGCGGCGCGGAAAGCTGGATCAACTGGGCGAAAAAGAAGGCGCTCGCCGCCGCGGCCGAGACGGAAAGCCTCGCCTCCGCCCGCCGCGCTGTCCGCGAGCTCGCTAAGCCCGGCCCGGAACCGGAGCCCGAAGCCCCGGCCGAGCCCCTCGACCCGGCAGCGCGACTGCGCGCCGCCAGGTCTGCGATGTTCCAGGCGTCGCAAAATGGCGCGGCACCCTCGGGTCGCGGTTACCGCTAGTCCCGAAGGTGCCGCCTGTGCTGGGCTTGGCTCGGCCGTGCAATGCTAAGCCATGCTCCGCTGCGCTCTGCTGCGCAGAGCCATCCGCGCGCCCCCTACTCCTCCTCGTCCCCGTCCACCTCTCCGGGGATGATCTTCGGTCCCGGCCCGAACACGGCCTCTTCGAGGTCGGCGAGCCGCTGCTCGGCCGAGTTCATCCGATTGCTCAGGTTGCGGATGACGAGGCCGACCGCCTGGAATCTCCGCCGCTCCTCGTCGGTCGCGGCGGTCATGTCGGCCTTGTCGATGATCGCCAGCGCCCTCCCGATCTGCCGGTCGGCGCGCTGCCGGTGATCCTGGGCGATGCCGGCCATCTCGCCCGGCCGCGCCACTCGGTACCCCTTACCGCGCACGGCGACAAGCGCCCGCCCGTGATCGTTCAGCAGCAGCGGCCGGGCCGCGCTCACGGCCTGCCTTACCTGTGCCCGCCCGGCCTCGTCAGCGCCGACGTCGATTGCCTGCGCGAGCGCCTCGAAGGTCAGCACGTCGCCGAACGCAGCCTTCGCCGCCATCTCGGCGACGATGACCCGCAGCGCCCGCGAGCCTTTCGACGGGAACGGGCTCACTGGCGCACCACCTCTGCCGCGAATCGGCCGTAGCCGAGCTTGCGGGCGTTGCCGATGCCGGTTGCCGTGCCCGTGGTCGCGATCACTCGCTCGAACAGATCCCAGCTGATGATCTCGTTGAAGACGATCAGGGTCAACTCGATCCGCCACTCCGGGAACAGCGGGCGCACTGACGGCACCATGGCCTTTTTGCCTGCCGGGCTTTTGTTGACCATTTTCCGAAGCCTGAATGCCTCGTCGTCGTAGAGCTTCGACGGGTCGGCGGGCCCGTTGTGGAGTAGCGGGAATTCCAGGGCGCCGCTGGCGATCCCGCCGTCTGCCTTTCCTGAGGCGCTGGTGCCGCCGATACGAAACGCGCCGGTGCGAAGCGCCCGGTTGATGTTCACCCAGGGGATGACGACGCGCTTGCCCCCGTCGGGGGCCGGGGCAAGGTAGAGGCTGGCGTTGTATGCAAGCCAGTCCTTCCGCTTGCGGTCCTCGTCGGTCATCTCCTTTCCCTTGTCGGTGATCGACTTGATCTCGCGGGCGATCGGGTCTTCAGGGTCGGCGTGCTCGATGTTGTCGAGCACGAGAGGCGTCGTGCCGGTCAAGACGACTCGCGCCGTGTCGATGTTCGGGGTTGCTGGCATGCCGCTCCTTCATGGGATCGGACCTGTGCTCCGCTGTGCTGCGCTAAGCCGGGCTTTGCTGGACTCCGCTGGGCCGTGCTCCGCTCCGCTGAGTGATGCTGAGCTGCGCACTCATAAAGTATCAATGCGCGCAGTGATGCGCAACTCGACGCGGACTAACGGAACGCAACGGAAGGGATCGCGTGGCCGACACGGAGCCAGCAGTCTTCGAGTACTCCGGCACGTGGCCGTTCGGCGGCGAGCTGAGGATCGGCGGCCACCTGGCCGGGGCGGTCACGGGCTTCGACGTCCACGCCCCCGCCGACAGCATCCCGGTGGTGACGCTGACATTGATGGGCGCAGGCGCCTTGCGGCTGCTGCTCGCCCAGGGCGCCGCGGACGTGAAGATCCCCGATGAGACCCGCGAGGCGCTGATAGCGCTCGGCTGGAAGCCGCCGGCAACCTGAGCGGGAGGCGCCCCGCATGACGCTCCGCTCCCGCCTCGCGACGGCCACGCTTCCGCCGCCGACGGCCGACGTCGCCAAGGGATTCGGCACCTCCATTCCTGGCGACATCCAGGCGGCCGAGGCGCGGTCGCAGATGACGCCGGCGAGCCCGTTCAGCCCCGGCGAGCCGATCGGCCCCTATGACGGGTTCAGCCGCACCCCGCGGTCGCATGATTACGTCACCGGCTACAACATCGCGACGCGCCCCCGGGTGCACGAGCGGGTGGCGTTCGAGACGCTCAAGGGCCTGTTCAACTCCTACGACGTTGCCAGGGTCTGCGTCCGCCACAGGATCGCGTCCCTGAGAAGCCTCGACTACAAGCTGATAGCGGCCGACGGCTGGGAGTCGGATGTCTCCGCCGACGTCGCCGAGGGCAAGCGGGTCCTGAAGCGGCCGGACGGCAAGACGCTGTTCAAGCCGTGGCTGGCGAAGTACCTGCGCGGCGTGCTGTCCTACGACGCCGGCACCCTGTACCGGATGCGGAACCGGGCCGGTCGCGCGGTCGGCCTCTCGGTGGTCGACGGGACGCTGATCGCGCCGCTGCAGGACTACTGGGGGAACCCGCCGGACGACCCGGCGCCCGGCTACGTCCAGTACGTGCAGGGGCTGCCGTGGAACTGGCTGACGCGCTCGGATTTGATCTACGAGCCGTACGACCCGCAGGACGACAGCCTCTACGGCACGGCGCCGCTCGAGGACATCCTTCTGACGGCCAACACGGACATCAGGTTCCAGCTGTACTTTCTCGAGCGCTTCACCCAGGGGAACCTTCCCGCCGGGTTCGCGAGCTCGCCGGACACCTGGTCCCCGGACCAGATCGAGCAGTTCCAGGAGTACTGGGACGCGTTCATGCTCGGCGACCAGAGCAGGAAGCACCAGATCCGCTGGATTCCGAGCGGCAGCAAGCTCGCGTGGACGAACGAGAAGGACTTCACCGACGCGTTCTCGCTGTTCCTGATGCGAAAGACATGCGCCGCGTATTCGATTGTCCCATCTGACCTGGGGTTCACCGAGAGCGTGAACAAGTCGAGCGGCGAGTCTCAGGCTGACGTGCAGCACCGCGTCGGGGACCTCCCCCTCGCCCACCACATCCAGGACATCCTGACCGCCTTCCTCCAGGACGACCTGCAGCTTCCCCTGAAGTTCGCGTTCGACCTCGGCGAGGAGCAGGACGACCGGCTCAACCAGGCGCAGACCGACGACATCTACGTCAAGAACGGCACCGTCAGCTCGTCCGAGGTCCGCGAGTGGCGGTTCGGCCTGTCCGACCCGCAGCCCGTTCCCCGGGCCTTCTACACCGAGCGCGCCGGCCCGATCCCGCTGTCGGCGCTGCTCGCCGTGGCGGGCCCGGTCGACCCGGCGTCCGCCGCCCCCGAGCCGGGCGCTCCGCTGCCCCACAAGGCGTTCGCCCCGGTCGAGGGAGTCCTCCCGAACCCGGCTCCGAAGGAGCCCGGCCTCGCGGTGCAGCGGTACGGGCCGGAGGCGAACCCGGACGACCCGACAGTCGCCCCGGCCGGGGCTTCGCGCGCCGCCGCCGCTCCCGCGCTGCCCGCGGCCCCGGTCGCCAAGGAGGGCGGGGGAGCGGGGGGGAACGCCGCCGCCGGCATCACGACGGCGACGGGCCTGTTCTCCTACGACCTCGAGGGGCGGGACGACGACGACGGCCCGGTTGATCAGGCGGCGGTCGCGAAGGAGATGCAGGCGTTCCGGCGGTTCGCGAAGGCGCGCCGACGGGACGGGGAGTGGCGGGACTTCGAGTTCCGGACGGTCCCCAGGGTCCGCGGTCACAACCTCAACGACTCCGGCCGCCTCGCCGTCCGCAAGGACGCCGGGGAAGTCGCCGTCGCCGGGCTCGCGGTCCTCGCGGCGGACACCGGCCGGGTGCTGATGCTCCAGCGGGCGCTCTGCGACGACGACCCGGCGGCGGGAACCTGGGAGTTCCCGGGAGGCCACCTCGAGGCCGGCGAGTCCCCGCTGGCCGCCGCGTGGCGTGAATGGCAGGAGGAGTGCGGCGTCGCGTGCGCCCCCGGCGTGCAGACCGGATCGTGGACGAGCCCGAACGGCATTTACCAGGGCATCGTCTGGACGGTTGAGCGCGAGGCGATGGTGCCCGTCCGCTCGGACAGCGTGATCGCCAACCCGGACGACCCCGACGGGGACCAGACCGAGGCAATCGCCTGGTGGGACCCGGAGACGCTGCCGGGAAACCCGGCGGTGCGCGCGGAGCTCCTCGCGAACATCGACGATGTCGTGGCCGCGCTCGGCTACGGCGTGACCGACGACGCGACGCCCGAGCCTGTCGACGTCGCGAAGGCGGCGAAGGCAAACCCAAAAGCGCCATCCTGGCACGGCTGGACGCTCGATCAGAAGACGGCCGCGCACTGGGCTCCGAAGGTCCGCGACTCAGTTAGGGCGGCGGTCCCGAAGGCGAAGGCCCGCGAGA